TTATTATATATCAATAACTTAAGTCACTTTTAGTGGTGTCCCTATGGTGTCCCTATGGTGTCCCTTAGGGACACCTACTACACTGTCTTGCGGGAACGCTATCAGAACTTTTTGGGGAACTTTCATTCACTCTGAATAATCTATATAATAGAAATTATGATAAAATTAACTTTAATGGTTGGTAAGCCTTTGTTTAAAAAAATAATTAAACAAGTTGGTAAAAGTAGGAAAGATATTAGAGATTATAGAAAAGCTCAAGCACCTAAAAAAAGTAAAGAATTAGCAACTTTAAATCGTGCACAAGAAAGATATGAAACAGCAAGAGATGTTAGAAATGTTTCAGAGACTATTATGCAAAAAAAATTTCCTAAAGATATGAAAGAATCTTTTGGTAAAGCATTTGAAGGTGTAGTTAACAAAAGAATGCGAACAAGAAATATTTTAATGGATCCTAGGTATCTAAAAACAAAAAAAAATAAAAGAGGTGGTTTTATTTAATATGATTAAAAAAATTATCTTCAATACTGCAAAAGAAGCTTTTAGAAAAGGTTTTAGAAAATACAAAAGAGGTCAAAAAAAAGAAGAACGTGTGCCTTATGATTTGGTTAAATCTAGTATTAAAAGAAGTATTAGAAGCACCAAGTTTATGGATAAAACTGCATATCAACAAGCTCCTAAAACTACAAGTATACCACGTGGTGGTAATCCAAGAATAGTTGGCAAAGCATATGCCTCAGACAGAGCTGCTAAAAAAACTATGATGATTCCTATGATGACAAAACAGCAAAGAGCTGCTAATCAAGAAGCTATAAGTGATTCAGTAAGAAAATTTTTGAAGGATAAAATGAATAGAAAAAAATATGGTGGAGTAATGAAAGCTTTTAAAGGTAAATATTTTGATGAACAAAAAACTAATGTTAAAGGTAAAGACAGAACAGAGCCTGTAAGAGGTGGTAATACTCCTGAGATTCCACCAGGAGAATATATGAAATATAAAAAATATAAACAGAATAAAGTTATTTCTGCTTATACAGGTAAAGCTGTAAGACAACCATCAGAAACAAATAAAGAGTTTGAAATGAGACATGCATATCATACTCCATTTATGAAATATAAACCAAAAATGTTATTGGGTGGATTACTAACAAAAGGAATTAGACAAGGTATTAAAAGTTATGTGAAAGCATCTGGTAAAAAAACTAAAGACTTAGTAAAACTTCAACCAATGAAATCTAGAACATCTGCTAAAACAGATATGGCTAGAGGAATTCAATTACATACAAAAAGTTTAGAAGATAAAAAGAGATTACAAAAATATATAAGATCTAAATAATGAAACGTAACGAGTTAAAAACTGTACATGAGTTAACTCCAAAACAAAGAATGTTTGTGGAGATATTAGTACAAGAGCATGGCAACATCACTCAACATGAAGCGTATAAGAGAGCAGGTTACGAAGCTGCTAACGAGAATACTGCTAAGTCATGTGCATCACAATTATTAAGTAGAAAATTAAATCCCCATGTTGCAAAATATTTTGATCAAAGATTTGAACAAGAAATAAAAAAATATGAGAGTGACAACCTTAGAAGATATAAAAGATTAGAAAGAATTGCTAACAAGGCAGAAGAAGATAAACAATATGCTGCTGCTATCAATGCTGAATATAGATCTGGACAATTAGCTGGAGCTTATGTAGATCGTAGAGAAGTAAGAGTTAGTGGTTTGGAGGGTATGTCACGTGAGGAACTTGAAAAGAAATTGGAAGAGCTATCCGCAAAAATCGATGGATACAATGCCAAAACAATCCAAGTCTCCGACTCTGAAGAATCTGAGTTGGTCTGAGTATCTAGTATTGTTTAATAAAAAACATAACCCATTGATGACTTCAGTTGGGACAGTAGAGGTAAAAATTGATGAGAAAAAAGATTAGTCCACCTAAAAAGATTAATTCTGAAATAGAAAAATATCCAATGGTTTCCGTAGAGTGGTTTGATATTGTCTCGGACAGCTCCTGGACAAGCTTTGATGCTTTAAAAAAATCTAATCTTGCCACCTGCATCACCAAAGGTCATCTTCTGAGCCAATCAAAAGGAGTGACTAGACTATTTGGAGATTACTCATTTGCAGAGAATGGTAAGGACATTGAGAGCATTGGTAATACCACTATAATTCCTAATTCAGTTATCAAAGAGATAAAAAAGTTAGGTCAATAAATGTCAGATAAAAATAGAGAAAGTTTGTTATGGCAAAAGGTAAAAAAGGGTTTAGTCGATTGTTTTTTAACCCGCATAGAATCTAGCACAATTAATGGAATTCCTGATATTCATGGTGTACATAAATCTGGTGTATTTTGGATAGAATTAAAATCAGACGAAGCTAAATATCCTAAACTAAATAAGTGGCAAGTTGTTTGGATAAATCGTTATATTAAAGCGGGTGGAGTTGTTTTTATCTTGAAAGAGACCCCCTCGCAGAGGTCTCTTAAACTGTACAGACCGGTGTCCAGTTTCACTGATCCTCGTTCTCTCGTTCCTCGTTCCTCGTTCTCGGCTACCGGTCAGTGGAGCACCATCCAGGATCACCTTCTCAGGGAGCTGGTGCAGCAGGACTCTCCGTAATCCTCGCTCTCGTTTCCCGGCCATGTTATATTTTTTACCTCTTAGTTAGCATGGCCCGGTAACCAGCAGCTCAGGACTCGTTCTCGGTGTCAATGAAAATCTCGTTCTCGCTCTCGGTTAAAACACTCCGCATCTACGTCACCAGCAGAGTGTGGTGCACAGGAAGGAAGCGTGGGAAAATTTTTCTGGACAGCAGGTGGGAAATGTGTAAATGTCGTTCTTGGAAAAGGAGAAAAGATATGACCAAGAAATATTACGGAGTACAAGTACATTCACTTACCTTTCACAAGGTAGACGCAAATGGCGAGTCCATTGATGGGAAGCTATATGAATACACAGGCGACCATTCCTCGTTTTGCGAAGGGATCGATGAAGATGATTTAGAGGAGGTTGAAAGACCTTTTTATCCATATGAGTAAAGGAGGCAACAGATGGCAGTAGATTTCGATGCATTAGATCTCGTTCGAGGTGAGAACAGGTCTCGTTTATATAACAAGAAGCTAGATGAGCTCACGCAGCGTAATCAGTCCCTGCTGGCGCTAGCAGAAGCTATGATCCGTGAGATACCAGATGACAAGAAATGGTCGTTTGAAGAAAGATTAAAAAAAATAAAAAATTCCTCTTGACATTTATCCCATCAGGTCTTATGTAAGGTCTGCTGCACGTTACCTTCGCCTAAGTGAATGCCTGATCAGCATATGTACGATGGCCTGAAAGATGGCCGGTGAATCTCTGACGTGTGGCCTGGTCTATTGGGGTTAACTATTTTAGGCGTGGCTGTTTAACAGTAAGCTTCTTCAATAGACCTGGAATCTGGCCACGTCAGGAGGTAACCTAACGGTGTAAACTTCGGTGGCCACGCAACAAAGGAGAGCAAATGACTATAAGTAAAAAACTAATACAGCAAATGAATGATTACTATGGAACAGAGTATATCAAAGATGAATCAAAGCCTAAAGAAGATAAACCAGAAGCTGGCAAAGTATACGCGTTGACCGGTGGACCCGGCTCGCGTTGCATTGCGAATGGATACAGTTGGAAGGACTCTGAGATAAAGGAAGAAGCACCTGCAGCTGGAACAACAAATGATCGCGGGACTAGTTAGCCTATATGTCTTTGGACTCATAATGTTTCCAGGAGCCACGGGATGGATCACATTTATCCTGGGTCTCGTGCTCGTTTCTCTTCTCGCTTAAGATCTCGCTCGGCATCAAGCATGCTGGCATCAGGACTGCAGCGTAAGAGAGCTGTGCACGGGGGTTGGGAAGCTGTGGTAATCACAATGATTTGGTTTGCAGTTTAGAATGATTCTTAAAAACATTCTAAAAGATAATTAAAAAAGTTCTTTACATAAAGGAGTGGGATATGATAAGAGAGGGAACAAACTAACCAAAAGGAGAAAGATATGGGACTAGATCAACAAGCTCACTTACGAGGGCAACAAATCGATTGGGACAAATATTATTCTGACGATAACTATGCCGAAGAAAATAAAGTTTTCGTGTGGAGAAAACACGCAAGACTTCAGCAGTTCATGGCTCAAAAGTGGGACGAACAAAACCAACACCATGAGCATAAAGGAACACTTTCACATTTAGGTTTTAATGGAGATTGTGATGCGCCTGTGTACATAACTAAAGAGGTCGTTGATGATTTACGCGAGGCAATCAATAATGACTTCAAGGACTATGTCGCAACAGATGGTTTCTTCTGGGGACAGCAGTTCCAAGAGGAAAGCGTCAAGGAGTATAAGGAACAAGACATCAAGTTCTTAAAATTCTGTGAACAATCTATCAACGAGGAAAAGGTCGTTGAATATTGGTGTAGTTGGTAATGGTTAAGAAACAGAAAAACGAGGCGACAGCTGTCGCCTCGTCTCGTTCCTCGCCTCGTTCTCGTGGTCAGCTAGAACAAGACAAGATGACAGCGCAGATGCAGGAACTGGTTGGAAGGTTGTCCGAGATATTGGGTAATCATTTCATAAAAATGGAAGTAGAACCCATATTAAAAATAAATAAAAAAAAGTTAAATTAACTATTGTAATAAGATTGAATGGGATATATACAGTTGTTGCAAACATAAGTTTGTAAATTTAACAAAGAGGTCAATATGACAAACGCAGTAAAAAAGCTAAAGCTAGAGGAAAAAAAAGTAATCCTTGCTTATGCTCAATTAAAGCTGAAGTCTAATAGACTAGCTAAAGAGTTGGATACAATGAAACAAAATGTTGTTGATGTATTCGACAGAACAAACCAAAACTTAATTATTGTTCAAGATGAGAATAATAATAATTTTGGATTACAAAAAATAAATAGAAGTAGAATGAAGTTTGAAACTACACTATTTAAAGAAAAGCATAATAACTTGTTTAATGAGTTTAGTACAAAAATTCATTACAGCGAGTACAAAGCAATAGGGGACAACAATGACTAATCTAATCACTATTGCCCAAACCCTAGCCAATAGAGTTAGAGGTACTGAACTATCAAACCAACAACACGCAGTTGATAGCAAGAGAACAACACAGTTGAACTATGAACTAATGTATAAAATGTTAGAGAGTGAAGTTGAAAAACATATATTAGAAAATCAGGGCAACAGATGTGTTGATGAGTTTAGACAAAACATACTGACTAAATTCCAAGACCTTGTATCAATACTAATCAAATAACTTTTAATGCGTGGCGCTAACGCGCCACGCACCACGCGTTCACCAACACCATCACCACACCTATTAAGGCTCATACAAACCAGCAACACGAAACAAAAACCCGCGTAAAACAGTTCGCGTTGATAGGCTAGGTTTTTTTTGATAAAGAGGTTTACAAAGCAATATACATAGAAACACTAGGGTCCCAAACGGTATGAAATAGTTGAAAGTGTTTTTTATATAGTCTATTGTGTAAAAGAGGCCTTTGTTTTTTTATGGGTCCCCTACCCCCAGGGGGTATAAAAATTTTATGAAACTAGACACACTTACAGAAGAAGAACTAAAAGACCTGGTACTTAAAAAACAACTTGAGTATATAAAATTATGCCAAGATAATTTTTTAGTATTTGTTGAAAATGTTTGGCAAGATTTTATTTATAGAAAAGATACTAGTAAACTAGGTAAAGGACATCATGAAATTATTGCTAATGCTTTTCATGATATAGCTGATGGTGATGCAAAGAGGCTCATTATCAACATGCCTCCTAGACATACAAAATCTGAATTTGCATCTTATTTATTTCCTGCTTGGTATATTGGAAAGTATCCAAAGAAAAAAATAATGCAGGTATCACACAACGCAGAACTTGCATCAAGGTTCGGTAGCAAGGTTCGAAACTTAATGAACACCAGGGAGTATAAACAGATTTTTGGAGATGTTACACTACGAGAAGATAGTAAGGCAAAAGGCCGATGGGAGACCAATCATGGTGGGGAATATTTTGCAGCGGGTGTTGGCGGTTCTATCACAGGACGAGGGGCGGACTTACTTATTATCGATGACCCACATACTGAACAAGATTCATTATCGGATTCAGCCATGGAACGAGCGTACGAATGGTACAGCTCTGGTCCACGTCAGCGTTTACAACCAGGGGGAAGAATTTTAGTTGTCATGACTCGTTGGGCAACTGACGATCTAACAGGAAGATTAGTAAAGGCTCAAGCAGAAACGAAAGCGGATAAATGGAAAGTAATTTCATTTCCTGCAATCATGCCTGATGATAAACCTGTATGGCCTGAGTATTGGAATAAAGAAGATTTAGATTCTGTTAAAGCTTCCATCTCTACAAAAAACTGGAACGCACAATACATGCAAGATCCAACCTCTGAAGAAGGTGCAATCATCAAAAGAGATTGGTGGCAAGATTACGATAAAGAACATTTACCAAAATTACTCCATGTCATTCAAAGTTATGATACAGCATTTTCTAAAAAAGAATCTGCTGACTATTCTGCTATTACCACCTGGGGGATATTTGAGCCTGTACAAGGTTATGAGAAGTGTATAATTTTATTGGACGCTATCAAAGGTCGTTGGGACTTTCCCGATCTTAAGAATGTAGCCTTAGAGCAGTACGAATACTGGGAACCAGAAACTGTTATTATTGAAGCCAAAGCTTCAGGACAACCCCTGATCCATGAGCTTAGACGTGCTGGAATCCCCGTAATTGATTATGTACCTGCAAGAGGTCGAGATAAACATACTAGAATTAACTCATGTTCCCCTGTATTTGAATCGGGTATGGTATTTGCACCGCTCCACGAACACTGGGCACAGGAAGTTATTGAGGAATGTGCAGCTTTTCCTAATGGTCAATATGATGACTATGTTGATTCTATGACCCAAGCTGTGTTAAGATATCGACAAGGTGGATTTGTTTCAACGTACTCGGACGATTGGGACGACCCGCCAATAAAATTAGAAAAAGAGTATAAATATTATTAGGAGACACCATGAGTCCAAAACAAAAAAAGATAGCTGCTAAAGCTCCACCACCAGATAAAATTGATGCAAAAGATTTTGCAGTTCTAAAAGCTGAAAAAGCAAAAGGCAGAGGCATGGGTCTTCAAGATGAATCTATTAAACCTGGAAAAGTTATGAAAGCTAAAAACGGTGACTTCATGTCTACTAGCATGAAAGATGCAAGATCCGTTGCTGGCAAAAGTGGTGGAGCAGATAGTGGAACAAGAGGAGAAAATAGAAGTAAAGCTGGTGTTCAAGAAATTAAAATTAAAAAACAAATTAAAGATACTGTGAGTAAAATAAAAGACATTGCTACTTTAAAAAAATTTCATGATTTTGCTGACAAAAGAGCTAGAAAAGGTCCTACTGGAAAAGAAACGTATGAACCTATAGAAAGAAGAAAAATGGGTGGCGAGATGAAAAAACCTATGAAAGCTAAATATGGTAAAGCTATTAAAACGGAATTAAGAGCAGACCCTACAAAACCAATTAGTTCAGTCGCACCAAAAGCAAGTGATATCCTTAAAAAGAAAAAACTACCAGGAGCAATTGGAACTGCATTAGGTATTGGTGCTATGATGGTACCTGCTGCATACGCTGCTGCTAAACAATACAAAGATTATAAATCTGCTAAGAACAGAGATGAAGCTAAAGTTAAAAAAATGGGTGGTGGCATGGCTAAGAAATATTCTGTAGGCGGTGGCGCTGATATGGGTGTAAAAAGAGATTTTGATAAAATTACCGAGAGAACAAAAACATATGCAAAAGCTGAAAGCATGAAAGATAGAGACAGATTAACTAACAGCGATATTAAGCAAGCAACAAATGCAGCACCTACTGAAGTTTTAAAAAAAGCAAAAGCTTATTACGCTGCTTATAACAGAGAAGCAAGAAGAGATTTAAAACCGTCACAAAGAAAAATGGCTGGTGGTTCAGTTAAAAAATATTCTGATGGAATGTCATACAAAGATATGGAACCTTATGGTGGTAAGTATGCTAAAAAGAAAAATGAAATGAAAGCTACTGCATCTGAGAATGTTAAAAGATTAACAACTCAACCATCTGCTTATGATCCTGAAGCAAGATACTTAGTTGGAGAACGAAGAGGACGTAATTCTACAACACGAACTATCAGAAAAACAACTGACCAAGTAAATTTAAGAGAAGCTGCAAACAAATTAAAAGAAGAAGCTGGTCCAGGATTTAATGTTTCTATTAACACTAAATCAGATTTAATTAGAAAAGGACTTATTAGACCTAAACCAATGGCTAGAAGAATGGGCGGTGGCATGATGAACAAACCTATGGGTTATAAATCTGGAACAATGGTCAAAGCTAGAGGTTGCAAACTAGGTAGAACAAGACCTACAAAAATGTATTAAGGAGGGACAATGTCCCTAAGAACATTACTTGGCCTTGGTCGGAGATTAATCCGAAAGAAAACCGAACAAGTGACACCGGAAACAATTAGAACTTCAACGGTATCCGGTATCCCCGAGATCCCAACCTCTCTTCGTTCACAAACTAAAGCGCTTACTCCACAAACAGTAGCGGAGCAATCAAAAGCATTAACGGTCACCGAACCACTGGTAAAAGGACCTCCATTAATTAGTCCTATGAATAATTTACCAAAGACAGTGGTAAACACAGGAGGTGCTCCTGGTAGTAAACTTCAAACATTTGAACAAAGACCTTTATTTAGTTCTACTGCTTACGATCGTATTGCACAAAAGGGAGATGGTATGTTTACTGCAGATGAGTGGGCAGACTGGCTAACGGATCGCGGCAAACGGAACTTTAAAATATTTGGTAGAGATTTCGAAGAAGGTTATATAGCTGGTGCTAAGTTTAAATATGATACAGGTCTTGCAAAAGGTTCACACCTTTTAAACAAAGAACAACAAGTATCTTTAGAAGAATTATTTGATTCTAATATTGCAACATTTGATAGACAAGGAAATTTAACTGGTGGGCTTTTAGGAGCAGCTAAAGAATCAGGAATAAAATTACCAGGACAGATGTTAGCGGATATGGCACGATTGAACCCAGCAAATAGAATTAAAGTTATTGAAATGGGAATACCAAATCAATTACTTAGCAAAGTAGATAATGTAGTAAATGAACAATTGGCACGAGTAAAATCTATAGAAAATTCATTGAATAAAAATGTACCATTTGTTCCTGGTACTAGTCCTGTGCAAGAAACAGACGATTTCGTTGTAAATTATTTAGATAACTTAGAAGACCTTAAAAAGGGAATTAATAATTTTAGAGCATATATTAAGGGAGGCAATATTAGTGCAGCTAAAGATATTGTTAATAATATGAGCTTTACTTTTAAGAGATTAAAAAGTGATGCGACTTCATCACAGAAGTTAGCTTTAAATAAAATGCAAGGAGAAATAGATGATGTCTTACAATCTGCATCTGGTGTAAGAACCCCTAAGTACAGAGAGCAAGCAGGTTATACTTATCCCGGTGGGCAAAACTATAGAGAAGCTATTTTAGTTTTAGATGAAAGAATTCCAGGAAATAATGTAGATGGTGGTTTAAGAAGAAATCCACATTACTCAGGTGAAGAATTTAAAAACCCTTTAGCTCATATTCGTTGGGACACAAGAACAACATCAGATGGTAAAAAAGCTTTTTTGATTTCTGAAATACAATCAGATACCAACCAAGGTACATCAAGATTTTTAAGAGAAAAAGGACAAGAAGCTTTAAATACACCAATGCGAACTAATCCATATCAAAATGATGTAATTGTTAAATACTTAGCGGATAGTAGAAAAAAACTTAGTGATGAAATTTTAGGAGGCAAACTTAGACCTGCTCAAATAGAACTGAACGCTAGTAAAATTAGAAAGTTAGATGATAAAATTAAAGAGTTGACTAAAAGAACTGACACTAGTCTTGCAAAAGAGTCTACAGGAGAAATTTATAATTTTGTAACTAAGACAGATTACTACCCGCTACTAGATAGAAGTTCTCAAGTAAGAGCGTCTCTAAGTTATTTAACGGACTTAGCTCAAAAAGAAGGAATAGATTATATCGCTATTGCACCAACTAATTTAATGCAAAGAGGTATGGAACCTGGTAAAATAAAAGCTTATCAAGAATTTTATGGTTATCCAAGAGGTAATAAAACACCGGGTAGTAAATCACTTGCAGTAATACCTGATATATTTAAAAAAATAGGAAAAGACTTTGATACAAAAGTAGGAGTTATTAAAGTTTCTAAATCTGATGTAACAAAACCATATAAACGAGTAGATGATTATAAAGTTAAAATAGATGGAGATACTGTTTATGAGCAAACATCACACCCTGAAGTATCTTCAACAAATCGTCCAGATTTTGAGTTTATACCCGATAACGACTTAAGATTGTACACAGACGTTTTTTCTGTTAAAGTATCCCCTAATATGGTAAGCCGACAAAAACTTTACAAAAAAGAGGGTGGGTTTATTAGTAAATACAACTAAGGAAAAAAATGGCAGTAGAAAAAAATATTCCAGAAACTGAAGATATTTTAGAGACTGAAGTAGAAGATAGTCCTGGTGGAACTTCTGAACTTGCAGTTGAAGTGGAAGATGAAGAACCTATTCAAGAGGAAAGACCTCAAGACGATTTTAATGCAAACCTAGCTGAGAACATGGACGAAAGAGTCCTTAAAGATATGGCTAGAGAGCTTACCCAAGAATATAAAAAAGATAAATTATCTAGAAAAGAATGGGAAGACGCATACATCAAAGGCTTAGATTTATTAGGAACTAGATTTCAAGAAGTAACGAAACCATTTAAAGGAGCTTCCGGTGTCACGCATCCATTATTAGCTGAATCCGTAACACAGTTCCAAGCACAAGCGTATAAAGAATTAGTGCCATCTGATGGTCCTGTGCGAACACAGGTCGTAGGATTACAAACACAACAAACAGAACAACAAGCAGAGCGTGTTAAAGATTATATGAATTACCTGCTGATGGAGGAGATGGAAGAATATACAACTGATATGGATCAGATGTTATTTTATTTACCACTATCGGGTTCAACATTTAAAAAAGTTTATTACGATGCAATGTTAGATAGACCTGTATCTAAATTTATTCCTGCAGAAGATTTAGTGGTTCCTTATTATGCATCTGATTTAAAAGATTGTGAAAGAATTACTCACGTCATTAAAATGACTCAAAACGAGGTGATTAAAAAACAAGCTGCAGGTTTTTATAGAGACATAGAATTGATTGAATCGGATTCAGAACCGGATGATGTTCAGAAAAAATTAAATCAGTTAGAAGGAATCAAGAGAACG